ATACCCTAAAAAATCCTTACCCCCCCCAACCTCTTGTTAGAGGTTGGCCCACTTGCGCTGTAGAAAATTTGAGTGCGGCTTAACAGTCACTCTCAGATGGTCCTCCTCACTGGTATCAAAGATACCAGGAAGGATCTCTATACGCGTTTCCGCGCGGAGGAAGAACTTCTGCAGGGCTCCTATGCCCGACAGTTGGTCTTCGACCTTCGTGGATGTTGACGCCCAGGCCTTAATTTGAGGGCACTGGAAATCCGGGTGGCTCCGCAATGGTGCGGTGCCGATAGAGACCCCCTGGCAGCTATGCCAGGACAATCCACCAAAAAGGTCCCCTGTTACAGGAACCTCACCTAGGAGAGACTCAACCACGCTTTGCATATACTCGGCTGTGTGCCAATTTCCAGCGTAGTAGTGCTGGTTACTGGTTTCAACCCAGGATACCAATCTCTCGGTATCTGTCCATTCTAAAGGACACTCCTGGTTGACGTAAACGGGTTTAACGTCCACGCCATCATAGTAGTCTGCGCCGCATGATTCACGAAAATAACCAGTACAGAAAGATTTGTCCTGGTTAACCTTAAGTCCAAGAGACTCGAGGTTCCGTGAAACTGCATCAAAGTAGATGGATGGCACGACGATATCATCGCCGAACACAGTCACACCCTGGGCAAACTCCCGTAGAGTACGGGAATTAACCCACAAGGGATAGATCCCTCTGTGCTCCGCAATCGTAGCCAGCACGACTATGAAGAAGTGCAAAGTTTCGATCGGGAAGCAGGTGGCAGATCCCATAGAACTAAATTTCTGAAGTTGGATAGTACCAACTCCAGGTACTTCAGCCTTAGGAGATCGCGATGCAAACAGGGCCCCACATACGTGTGGGACCGAATCAAACATCACCCTGACGTAGTGCGGATGCACGCGGTCAGAAGCCTCCGATAGATCGAGAGTTGCTAAGCTCCGGTCCATCGAACCGCGAAATGCGCCCGTTTGATTACGGGTCTGATCGCGGAAACCGATATGATGGGTCAACCAAGACTCATCAACGCAGTCGTATAGACCGCGCATCACAGCTTGTTGGCAATACTGCATAGCAGCAGGCTCAATAGCAATAATGCGGGGCCCTTTGACCGTC